GTTCCGCATCATCCCTGAAAACTTTTATGAGCCAAATTCAAGCGACCGTTTAACATGCCCGCCAAAAAGAAAGCATCCGCGCTCGACCGAGCCGCTGAGATCGGCGTTTCGATTCCGACGCTCAACAGTTGGAAGCGATGCGGCGTGAACATCAACTCGGACAAGGAGGTCAAGCTGCGGATCGGTCGGATGAGAAACATCCCGCCGACGCTCAAGCCCGAGTTCATGCCGAAGCTGGCGGCGAAGATTGAGGCACCCGGCGAAGACCCGACGCAGATCGACATCGAGGCGATCATCCGGCAGCTCTCGAACGTCACCGACAAGCACCAGGCGCAGACGGTCAAGATCCAGATCGACGGACTGCTGAACGCCTACAAGCTGCGGGAGGCTGCGGGTCAATACGTATCAAAAGCAACAGTCAAAAGTGCGATACTAAGGATAACAAGCGCGGTAAACGCCATGATACAGAGGATGGTAAATGACCTTCCACCTATGCTTGAAGGGTTAGGACCGGAGTCGATGGAGGAGATTATTGCAGCGAAGGTAGACGAGGTAATTTCCTACCTAAGGGATGTTGAGTCTATCGCCTACGAAAAAACAGAAACACAGGAATAAGAAAATGAAATTGAAAAATAAAATGGAAACCTACTCTAAGGTTGCCAATGAATACGGCGTTTGCGTCAGAACCATAATTAGGTGGAAAGATAGCGGGTGTAGAATAGAAGACCCGAATTCAGTTGCGGAATTTGCCACCAAGACGCCAACCACTGCTCTTGTCTCCATTTTTGAAAAAGTAAACAGAGGGCAAAGCCTTTTTCCTCTAGATCAGATGGTAGACGTTGAATCCATGAATAGGGGGAAAAAAATTGCCAGCGTATTGGATAGATTGGCAGCAAAAATTGAAGCCAGCAAATTGCGAGACAGGGCCAGCGAGTTGGAGTATTTTGCAAAGACCGGAAAGAAAAAAGCAAAAAAAGCCAAGTCGAATGCCTTGTATCTAATCAAAAACAAGAGAAATGGTCTCTATAAGATCGGAATTTCAGTAAATCCGACAATCAGAGAGAAAACGCTTCAGTCACAGGAACCGGAGCTTGAGGCAGTGAAAGTGTGGCACGGCCAAGCATTGATGGAAAAATGGTGGCACAATCATTTCAAACAATATCGTGTTAGGGGCGAGTGGTTCAGTTTAACCTCGCACCAAATTCGGTTCATGATTCACAAAATGAATGATACCTGAGAATGAAAAAGAGTTGATCCGGGCAGGAGCATTAGGTTTTAACCCTCGGTTTTGTGGTTCAGTTTCCGAGTGGGCATCCAACAGGGTGTCGATTCAAGACGGACTTACGCCGAAGTATCTCGTTTCAAACGCGCCTTGGCAGGCAGAACCGTTAAACACCTTGTCCAAAAAACAGAACAAGGAAATCGTTTACCTCGCGCCAATCGGCACCGGCAAGACGACCTTCATGGAGGCGGCGCTGCAATACATCATCGCATGCGACCCCGGCCCGACCCTGCTGGTGGGTCAGACCGATGACGACTTGAAAGACTGGGCAGAAACGCGGATGGACTACGCGATCCGCAACACGCCGGAGACGGCGGCGCTCTTGCCGGAGGATCGGCACAAAAAACGGAAGATGCAGATCCTATTCCCGCACATGTCCCTCTTCCTCACCGGCGCGAACCTCAGCGGACTCCAGTCAAAGTCGATGCGCCGCGTCTTTTGTGATGAGGCGTGGCAGTATCGCCCCGGCATGTTGAACGAGGCACGGGGTCGATTGCATGATCGGTGGAACAGGCAGTTCTTCATCTTGTCTCAGGCGGGCGTGAAGGGCGATGACCTCGACAAAGCGTGGGGACATTCCGACCAGCGCGAGTTCAGCTTCTCCTGCCCGAGCTGCGGCACCGTGCAGCCGTGGAAATGGTGCAACGTCGTGGGCTATGAGGACGACACGCTGGATCCGCTGGCACGGGCGCAGATGGCGCGGCTGAAATGCGACAACGCCGAATGCGACTGGACATGCCCGGACTCGCCGCAGCCGAGGAGGGCGCTGGCCGAGGGCGGGCAATACGTCGCAACTGCTGTCGGCATGCCGGGACACGTCGGCTTTCACTACAACGTCCTGGCGAACTGGCGCAAGCCGCTCTGGGAAATCGTCCTGCTCTGGATCGAGGCCAAGGCAGCGATGCGAGTCGGCAACGTGGATCCGCTGCGGCAGTTCATCCAGAAACGGCTGGCCGAGACATGGGAGGAAGACCTGACCGACAACCGCTCGGCACTTGTCGGCAACGGCTACCTCGTCAGCGAGTTCACCGCCGGTCAGAAGATCGAGGACGAGGCGCACCGCTTCCTGACCGTGGACAAGCAACGGGATCACTTCTGGGCAGGCGTTCGGGCGTGGCGGGCGAACGGTGAAAGCATGTTGCTCTGGTATGGGCGGATCGAGACGTTCGACGGCGTTCACGATCTCGCGCTGCGCTACGGCATCAAGCCGCAGATGGTTTTCGTCGATGCTGGCTATGACACCGATCAGGTGTATTCCGCCTGCGCCCGGATGAACTGGACGGCACTGCACGGCAGCGGGCAAAAGAGCTTCGCCTACAAGAAGCAGAACGGCGATGTGATCCACCGACCGTTCACGCGCTTCCAAGACGCGACCGCCTCGGGCGGCGGGAAAGCTCGCTATTCGCACTGGGCGAGCGACCGGATCAAAGACATCCTGCACGCGCACCGCACCGGGATCGCCGGGGCATGGGACATACCGGACGACATCTCGCCGGACTTCCTCAAGCAGATTGACAGCGAGATCAAGAAGGAGGTGACTAACTCCAAGACCAAGCAGGTCGAGTATCGATGGACGCGCACGCGGAATAACAATCACGCGTGGGACGTTGAGGCCATGCAGATCGTCGCTGCCTTGATGCTCAAGATCATCCCCGGCTTCGATGTTTGACATCGCCGCCTAGTCGATGGCTGCCAACGTTCGAGAAGTCGCGAGAAATTTATTCCACTACGCCAACGGCAACCCGCAGCGGATCGCCGGGATCAAGAGCGCGTTCGACGCGGCCATGGGCGGCGCACTCAGCAAAGGCGGCATGGACTCGATCACGTCCGCCACCAAGAACGGCGTGACCATGGCGAAGCTCGTCGGGCTGAATGAAGTCGAGCGGCAGACCGCCCTTCGGATGGCGATGGAATATCTCGGCAACGGCTTTGTTCCCGCAAGCAGCCGCTCGCTCGGTCGATTTTAACTCAAGGACATCATGGCAATACTCGACCAATTCGGCAGGCAGATCAGCTACAAAGCGGCACGCGCGGCACAAGACACGCGGTTACGCCCCTATGAGCCGGTCGAGAAGAAGGACATCAGCGACCTGGTGCCCGCGCTCGACCGCGTAGCATTGCAAAGCCACGCCCGCCGCATCTATCTCAACTTCGGGCCGATCAAAAACGCCATCAACCAGCGCGGGATGTACACCGTCGGGCGGGCGTTCGTGCCGATCTACACCGGCGGCGATGAGGCGTTCGGTGCGCTTGCCACCAAGTTCCTGACCGACAGCTTCTATCCCATCGGCGACGGGCGCGGCGGGATGCACGACCTCAAGACCAACCTCTTCGGATACTCGACCAGCATCGACGTTGACGGCGAAATCTTCATCCTCCTGACCGAGACGGACACCGGCTTTCCGCAGTATCAAGGCATCCCCTCCCACCGGATCGCCACCCCGCGCGGCTTCACTGATGGGCAGATGTATCGCGGCGCGATGCTGCAAGACGGCATCACCTATTTTCCCAGCGGCGAGGCGAAAGAATATGCGTTCTGCGACAAGAAAGGCGAGCTGGATCAGTGGCTGCCCGCGCAGAACGTTATCCATCTTTTCGACCCCGAGTATCAATACCAAGCACGCGGCCTAACCGCGCTCACCCACTGCATCAACGATTGCCGTGACATGATCCAATCGACCGAGTGGGAACGCTTGGCGATGTTGCAGATGTCTTCCATTTCGCTCGTCGAATACAACGACAACGGCGGCCCCGACTTGGATGATCCATACAACGCGCTTGTCGGCGACACTGCGTCATGTAAAGGCATGACCGTTGAGAGCCTCGACGGCGGCACAGTTCGCTATTTCCGCAGCAACAGCGGCGGGAAGATCGAGACGCTGGTGAACAACCGCCCCGGCAACCCGTTCCTCGACTTCCACAATCGCCTTCTGAAAGGAGCATTCGCCGGACTGAACTGGCCGATGGCGCTCTATGAAGGACACGCAGCCGGGGGCGGCACAGCCCAGCGCACCGAGATCGCCATGGCGCAACGTTCCGTCGAGGATCGGCAAGACCTGCTTTTCTACGCGGCGAAGCGGCTTTGTGGCTATGCCATCGCAAAGGCGATGAAGCGCGGCGACCTCCCTCAGTCTGCCGACTGGTATCAATGGGAGTTCTCCACCCCGCCGAAGCTTACGATTGACGACGGACGAATCACGAAAGAGCTGGAGGCACTCTGGAAGATGGGCGCGGCGAACCTGCGCGACATCGTCTCAATGCGCGGCAAGACCTTGGAAGCTCACTACACCGAGCGGGCGCAGGAAGTTGCGCTTCGCAAACTAGCCGCCCGCGACGCTGCCGTGCTTTACGGAGTGGACATTGACGACCGCGAAATGGCCATGTTGACCCCGAACGAAATGGCTCAAACCTCACCACAAGACCCCCAATGAAACTCCTCACCATCGAAAACCGAGTCGCCAAGGTGCGGCTGAATGATGCCGTCACGCCATGGAGCGCGGATGACCTGATCGCCGACATCGAACGCAGCTACGGGCAAAAGGCCGTTGCTGAGAACATGACCGTCGGCACGCTCCAATGCTCTGCCGATGAGGCACTTGAGACGCTGGAGATCGAGATCAACTCGCCAGGCGGATCGGTGCTCGACGGATACCGCGTCTACAACTCGCTCATGCAGATGCGCGGACGCGGCGTTGAGATCATCGCCACCGTGAACACGCTGGCTGCCTCGATGGGCAGCGTCATCCTCATGGCCGCCAACAAGGTGCGGATCGTCGAAGGCGGGCGGATTATGATTCACGAAGCCAGCCAAGCCGTCGCCGGTGACAGCGCAGCGCACGCCCGCGCGGCGAAAATACTTGAGGAAATCTCTGAGGAAATCGCCGAGATTTATGCCAAGCGCACCGGTGGAGATCACGACGAAATGCGCGAGCTGATGAAAGCCGAAACATGGATGGGCGCAGCCGAAGCCATGGAGCGGAAGTTCGCGGAT